TAGCAAACAGGATTTAAAAGTATTAAAGCCCGATCCTCACTAGTTCTGCGCATTTTACATTGATAACGCACAGAGCCCATAGGGCCAAACAAATAATGTTCGCTAGCGAGGGGTATATCAACGTATTCATTATCATATTTACGCACTTTGTGAACCAAAGTGCGACCGCCGACAACAGTGTAATGGACCTCGTTATTTTCTACAAAATAACGGTATTCACCACGGTCAGCGGCAATATCTTCAGGCTGAAATGAATAGGTTAATATAGGACGTAACGGCATCGAATCACATAAGTAATCCTTATCCATTACGTAAAGGCAATCGGTGTCTAAGAAGGGTTCATTCCATTGCCGCTCTGTAGTGACGTCATCAAAATTCCAACCACGATAACCGGCCTCAACGGCTCGGGGGGTTCGGTAATATTGATACATGGTACGTCCACAAAGTCTCGTGTACATAGAAACGGCCTTCTCGGCAACTGTTCTATGTCCTCCCGAAAGACGATGGGGGTTCCCATTACGTGGGTCACCACAGTTAGGCATAGTAAATGACATGAACATGTTAGCCTGGCCGCGAGACAAACTCACAGTCGCCAAACTTTTGTTCATGTGTATTGCAAAAAGTTCCTCAAAATTATCAACGATGCACAGACCGAAAAGAAACACGGTCACATTGAACACGTTCCAAAATAACAAATCCCAGTTACGATCCCAAAAGTACAAGAGGAGACCAATTAACCGAAAAATAATGCACAAAGTTGTACGATAACTTGCGAGACTTCTAAGTAATACGCAGAAGACGCCAATGCCACAAGGCACTGTTTTACATCCCACTCTACAGACAGGCAGTAGCGTGGGTTCCAGTAGCCCAGGTCTTGCGCGATTAATAATGGCATATAAACATCGCAAGACGATGTACGCATTAGCGCAACAAACAATCTGCAAGAAAACACACAAAAGTGTATAATACAAGCCGACCATGAGATAGCTAATGCCGAGGTTAGCCCCCAGTTCCTTATAGTCATAAG